GTTTGACATCGAGTTCTAATGAAACATTACGATGTAGTGATAATGACGCCAGGATCTTCCCTGGTTCCGGAGTACGTAAAGAGTTTGGTTGAGACTACCAAGGAGCTTAATGCTCGTGGCATCTCGTACCACTTCATCTCAAGATACTCGTCCTTTGTGGCTACCGCAAGAGAGCTAACCGCTCTAGATGCGACGGGTCACGACTTCGAAGCTACAGCTCCAGGTAAGGGTGAGTTCACTTACAATAAGCTTTTCTGGATTGACTCAGACATTGAGTGGAAGGTTGAAGACTTCATGAAGCTCTATGAATCTGACCTTCATATTGTCTCCGGACTCTATGTACTTGACCAGATTGGAACGGTTGCTGCCCAACTCCCAGATGACAGAGGTGTTCCAACTCGTATGAACAAGGTTGAGTTTATCTTCCATGAGTCTCCTGTTCAAGTAGGCGGTGTCGGATTTGGATTCGTTGCGGTGAAAGCTGGAGTCTTTGAAAGTATTCCTAGACCATGGTTCCTTATTGGGAAGATTAAGTGGAAGGAAGACTCAGAGATGAGAGTAAACGTTGGGGAAGATTACTCATGGTGTGGGAATGCCCAACGGTCAGGTTTTAAGATTTGGGTAGATCCCACAGTCAAGCTCCGCCACCACAAGCAGACGGTCTACGTTATTGAGTAAAGAAACTAACCACCTGGACTGGTACGGAGTCAGAACAGTAGTCAAGTCCGAGAGGACTTGTGGATTCTGTAACGACACCTTCCATGACAAGTGTCCACATGAAGTAGCCTGGTTCGACAAGCTTTGGATCTGCGGTTGCTCATGTAATTCGACCTGGGAACCGAAAGATGTTGTGGTTGCTAGGAAGACTAAGACGGACCCTTAAAGAAGCAGTTCGATAATCTGTTTCTGAAGAGGGTAATCTAGGGGCGTTTTCTCCTCTCTCACCCAATAAACCTTCGAGACTTGTATTACTATTTCTCATGTTGGCAGCTTAGTAAATGCTGTCAGCGGGAGGAAGTTCATGAACGCAAATCTAAAAGCAATGGCGGCGTCGTATGTACGCTCATTCATTGCAGCAGCAACAGCTCTCTACCTTGCAGGTGAAACAGATCCTGCGGTACTTCTCAATGCAGGCATTGCCGCGGTAATCCCTGTGGTTATCCGCTTTGTCAATAAGAAAGATCCAGCCTTCGGCGTAGTCGCCCAGAAGGTTCTGACAGCAGCGGCAGCTGAACTCGAGAAGAAGACAGTCAAGAAGAAGGCTGCACCAAAGAAAAAGTAACACCTCAGCTTTAACGACAGCGAGACTTCAAGCGACGCGATTGCGAGCCTGTGGTCTCGTTTTCGTATCCTTGTGCAGTTCAGGCAGACCTCGTCACTAGACCTCTCCCCGATGTGACGGGGTCTGTCTCTTTTTATGTACAAGTGTACTATTACAACATGCTAGAGATTACCGGACCTGAAGATGAGAAGCCAGAGATTCAGATTGACGAACCTGTCAACCTGAGGCCAGACCTTTCACTGTGCGGTATCATCGAGATGGAGCGCGGTGTCTGTGAGGATACCTATGAGAACCGCTCCTTACTCCGTAAGGCGCACATGGGCTGGGACACTGTGTACTCTACCAATGGAGTTCCTACGGGTCTCATCATGGCGCGGTCACAGGACATGGCAACGGAGCGTCGTCTCCTCTCCCTAGCGGAGAAGAAGCCAATCCTTGTTGACCCAGAAAATGTGAACTCAGATTACCTAACGGGCTACGATCTTCTTGTTGAGGCAATGACGGATAAGCTTGTTCCACCTTGGGTAATCGGAGCTACTAAGATGTGGGGCAAGGAGCAAGATGAGCCAATCGCAAGCTCCAAGCGTAAGCCGACCTCACTCCCACACAGATGTTCTACCATCAAGGACGACGGCATTCGCTGTATGCTTTGGTCTTCCGGGCGTCCGAAGGATGACGGCCTCTGCCGTGTGCACTTACGTCATCTCTCTAAGAAGCCAGGCGAGGATATCGAGAGAGCTCGCAAGCGGATAACGCAAGCAGCTCCTTATGCGGTAGACATCTTAGAAGACCTGATGACCAATGCGGCTTCAGAGCCAGTAAGATTAAAAGCATCTACGGAGATTCTAGACCGCGCTGGCATACGAGGCGGTGTAGAGTTCGACGCGACGTTGAACGTTACAGACGCACGGCCTGCCTCTTCAATTATTGCAGAGCGGCTTGCCCGCCTATCCAGCGGTGCGTATAACGTAGCGGTTGAGCTTTCGAATGACGGAGTTAATGACGCCCAGGCAGTAGAAGATGCGACGGTTGTCGAGGAGAGCCCTACCGATGAGTAACATAACAGCACTTGAAGAAATCGCCTACCAGATGAGGGAGCATGCGGCCTCGCTCTTAAACGATGTTGAGCTAGCCTCGACTCGTGAGGAGCACATCCGTCTAACGGCACGGGCGAACGAAGCAGAGAACTTAGGTGATATGATTCAGCAACTCCTGGTTCAGGAGCTTGCAAGCCAAGAGTAAGGGACGGCTAATGACGATGACAAACGACAAGCAGGCCTGGCTGGTTATAGCCGAGGCGGAGCGGTGGCTTGGCACAACGGCACGCGGTAACAACTTTAATCCGTTCGCGGAGGCAGCCGGATACAACGGTCAACCTTGGGCGGGCATGTTCATCGACTACATCTTTCATCAGGCGGGCGTGCTTATCCCTAGCTGCGCTTACACTCCGACGGCTATAGCGGAGTTCGTAAAGCACAACCGGCTCTTCAACAAACCGCGGCCTGGCGATATAGCTTTTTATTCACTACAGGCAACGGGCACAAACTACGGCATGCCACATTGCGGCCTGGTCGTTAAAACGGACCGATGGCAAGCGGACGGGCTTGTCCAAACAATCGAGGCGGACACGGGTTCAGGCCTGCCTAAGGCGGACCAGTCCGTAGCGGGTGTGTATTGGCGGGTACGTACGCAACATGAGGTTCTAGGTTTTGGACGGCCTGCGTCTTTCAAATTAAGGCCTGGTCGCCTTATAAAAGCTACAACAGGCAGCGGGCATGCGATTTCAATTGAGGCATGCCGGCCTGGCCGACGTAATAAAGCCATCGGGCTCGTTCAGCTAGCTTTATCGAAGACGGTCGGACTTGGTCCAGTAACGGTCGACATGTTCGACGCCGAGACTCAACGGGCTTACTCCCACTGGCAACGAATCCTTGGGTACGTCGGGAACGATGCGACCGGAGTACCGGATGAACGAAGCTTGAGAGTTCTTGCAGACCGCACTGGGATTTTCCAGCTTGATGCTTCTTTAACTTCTTAGTACTAAGAAGTCTTCCGATCGACTTGATCTGATCTCAGCTTCTTGGTGAGATCTCTACTAAGAACTGGGATGCCCCTAGCTTGCCGAGCTTTTCATAGTCGACCTGTTATAATTAACTCACAATGACGAAAGGAAGCTATGCCCAAAATCCAACAGGTAGCTAGGTTCACTACTCGAGTGAAACCTACAGATCCTTTTTATCAATCACTGGCACCAAAGGAAGAGACAGTTATGCAAGAACCCCAGGCACCTGCTCTCACAAAGTTTGCATCGCAAGTATTAGATTTAATGCAGAAGCAAACACAACCACTCAGCGTGACAGAAATCACAGAGATGATTGTTCAAGAACTAAATCATCGCTACCATGATAGTCACGTGCGCATTGCACTGAATGAACTTGTTGAAAGAGGCAAGCTGTTCGCTCGCGATGAGACGTCAGATGAACGTTCTCTCAGAGCCTGTGGACAGAAGATTAGGAATATACGAGCTGCGCTCTTTTCCACACAAAATCCAGTTCAGGCAAGAACAGAAGCAGAAGCTGTACCAGGCATCTTCCTAAGCGATAGCTGGGGAGTCCCTTGGTCAAAGAAGAAAGCAGCTAAGGCTCAAGAAGTTATTCTCGAAGATATTACCCCAGTGAATATCCCTGCGGGCGTTATGTCGAATCCAGTTATCGACATGCTAATCGAGAAGATTGTTGCTGAGCGTACAAAAGAAATGTCCGCCGAGCTAGAGAAGGTTCAGACAGAACTTGCTCGTCTCAAAGAATTTCTTAAGTCAGCTCTTTAGAAAGTAGTTTAAGTTTGCCGCTATGGCAAGCTTTGAACTATATGTAATAGAGGACTCCGTTGAGGCGCGGAACAACGACGCGCCCACGGAGTTTTCTGATGATGGTGACACATGCAGTAGCTGCGGCGACATAGTTGGATTCGCAATCGGCAAGTTCTTCTCTTGTGTGATTGTTGCGGATGCAGATGAAAATTGCTGGTTTGTGTGCAGCGACTGCGCTTCTCCTGTAGTCGACCACTAACAGACACAAAAAAAAACTCCCTGGCGTTTAGCCAGGGAGCTTTTTTATGTGAGCTTACTTAGCGTCTACGATTGTGTAATCTGTAGACTTAAGTGTTGCTGTGTAAGCGTCAGGATAAGCTTCCTGCAATAGCTCACGGTCGATTTTGGTTGTGGTGCGGTCTTTAATCTCGACACGCTGTACGCCGTTGATAAATCCAATCTTGGCGTCACCCATGAGCTGGCGAATCTTATCTTCGGCAGCTTTCTTTTTAGCCTCGAGGACTTTCATATCCTTCTTAGCTTGTGCGAACTCCTGGATAAGAGCGTCTACCGCTTCATCCAAATGAGCTACGGTGGTTGTTACGGTGATTTCCGTAACCTCGGTGCGAACTGCGGTGCTGGACATATGGTCCCTTCCCTTTGTCTTTACGTCGTTACCAGGCCGGTTGGTCTGATGGATCAATTATATCATGTAGTTTCAGGAATACATGCCAAAACCCCCTAAAAACTTTTTTTGCCTATTTACCCTATTTACCCCATATTCCCAATCTTCCCTGATATAATTGAACCATCGCACCGACGGAAGGAATCAAAATGGAAAAGCTTACATACGGCGACCACGTTAACTGGGCAGAGCCTAAGCAGCCAGGCGACCATTCATCTTGTGTCCAATGTGGACGTAAGGTAGGAAAGAAATCGTACCTGGTTCACGTGTCAACCTCAGGAGCTATTATCCATTCAGCAAGCGAAGCTTCCTCGCAAGGATTTTGGCCAGTTGGTAGCGAATGCGCAAAAGCTTTCGCACCTGATGTACTTTATCTTTCAGACATGATATAATAGAACCATACACAACGACGGAAGGAAGAAAATGCAAACCCAATCACCTTTACTCTGGCAACGCGAAGCCCAGGGCTTCTCGCTAGCTACAGCCATTAACCTCAATGAGGAATGGACACTGGCGGAAATCCGCACCCTTGAAACCCTCAAAGCTGGCAATATGCCAATCAAGGACATCGCAAAGCAGCTGGGTCGTAGTTACTACTCAGTATCTAATAAGCTCACAACCTCTGGGCTTACCACACCTCGCAACACTCCACCAGCCCCAAAGGCTGTGGTCTGCGCAGGTTGCTTCGTGACCCCTTCTAGCAGTGGCGCTTGCCACTGCTAGAACCTGATATAATTAACTCAACGACGGAAGGAATCAAAATGGCAATTTATGAATGCGATGGATGCGACCAGTACGCAGAACACTTCGAATGTCAGGAGTGCTTCAACGACTCTCGCTGCCAGTATTGTTATGTATGCGACGAAGGTTGCGACCACCTAACTGATGAAGAGATTCAAGCCCACGAGACGAAAGGTACACCCATGCAACTCAATATAGAAGACCTAAAGACACTCGAAGCGCTCAAGCGCTACGTTGACAACAACCTTGCAGGAGCTACCATTGAGTTCGACGCTCAAGGACTCCTCAAGATTAACACTCACCTCACTGCCACAGCATCAGGGAATCTTGTAAAGTTTCCCTTCGATGAAAACGCTCTCCAACAAATCTCGCGCGAAGCGCAAGAGTTGTTCGGAAGCATCTAATCTACCTGATATAATTAACTCATATTCACCCAAACGACGAAAGGATAACCCATGTCAGATAAAGACAAGGTTGTAGGAAAAGCTATGTATATGGAGCTCCGCAATGGAACCCAGACATATCAGATTCTCATCACTCCAGATGGAGTCTCATCTGCTGGCAGAAATATACCTTCGATGGTATATCGACGCCAGATCTCTGCATCACAACCTCGCAAGGGTTGGAAGCACACAGGACTACCTACTACAAGTGTAGATGAGTTCGGAGTGTTTCAGAAGCGTACCAAGGAAGAAGCGATGCGCCTAGGCGAACATCGCATTGACATGGTAGCTTCAACATTCAACCAGCTTGCTACTTACAACTATCAACTGTACAAGCAACCAATATTCGTAGAGGTTGCTGCTGAAGACCTTGATGGCATCAGTGCCGGAAAGACTCCTTACAAAGTATTAGGACGCATCACACGAGTACGTCGTTCCCTTGGGTTCGGCGAAGCACTCTTCGTGTCTTAATCCACACCCACCCACCCACAAACGACAAAGGACAAAGTAAATGACAACAACATTAGTAGAATCTTTAAACAAGATCTACCCGAACTTAAGTGACAGTATCTTTACTGTTGCAGCTCAGCAGATGAACGATGAACTCTCATCTTCTCTCGACTCACTAGTTCAACCACAGGGTAAAGTTGGCAATCGTCCAACACCCAAGACAAAGGTTATTCCAGTGATATCAGCAGATGCATTCGTAGGAGAAGACTCTACATACAAGCGCCCTAATGGCGACAAGTACCATGCCCGCAAGTGGGGAGAGCATGACGACGTCATGGTCCTTCGCGAAGCGCGCAAGAACCAGCAGTACATTCTTCTGTACGGAGCTCCAGGTTGTGGCAAGACTGCACTCGTTGAAGCTGCGTATGGTGATGAAGTTATCACTGTTCTTGGCACTGGCGACACAGAACTATCAGACTTCATTGGTGGGTATGTGCAAACACCTACAGGTGGATTCGAATGGGTCGATGGTCCGTTGCTTCGAGCTGCCGAAGAAGGCAGACCATTCTTCATTGATGAAGGTGGGCTTGTTGACCCTAAGGTCATGGCAGGTGTATATGGACTCATGGATGGTCGTGGTGAGTACACTGTCACTGCAAACCCAGAGCGCGGAACTGTAAAAGCTAAGGAAGGGTTCTACGTAATCGCAGCAACCAATCCGAATGCTCCCGGAGTTCGACTCTCTGAAGCTCTTCTATCTCGCTTCGTAATACAAGCAGAGATGACTACCGACTGGGTGCTTGCCAAGAAGCTTGGCGCACCTCAACAGATCGTGACAGTTGCACAGAACTTGTCACGTCGTCAGCAATCAGGTGAAACTGGCTGGTGCCCACAGATGCGTGAACTACTCGCATTCCGTGACATCGCAAAGACATTTGGCACCAAGTTCGCAATTGCGAACATCATCGCAGCAGCTCCAGAACTGGACCGCCCCGTCGTTGCGGATGTGTTCACTAGAGTCTACGGTGAAGGTTGCCAATCAGCCAAGATCTAATCTTGGCTGTGGGCCGGAGGGGTTCTTGGTGTGGGTGCCTGGGACCCCTCTACACCTGATATAATTAACTCATCAATCAATGACGGAAGGATAGACATGGGACACATTAAGTATTCCGCGACACGCGCGGAGCGCACTCCAGCTGAGTGGCTCCCCGTTGGCGCACAGATTGGCAACCTTGTCAATATCTGGGCAGGACGCTCAGACATCGTTGCATACGTAGGACCCGGAGCTGGAGGACCAACCCCAGCTTGCTTCAACCCACCTGTGGCTGAAGTCGAGGTCAATGTTGATATTGCATTCGGCACAGGCACTTCACCAGAGACTATTGGTGACCTAAGCAAGCGCGACACACTTTTCGATTGGCCGAAGGCTGCAGGCGCTATCTTCCATGAGGCACTCCATGCTCGCTACTCGCGCTTTAATCTTGAGAAGGCTCTTGAAGAACTTTCAATGAATGAGTACAGAGCCCTTATGTCTCTCGAGGAATCACGCATCGAACATCATGGTGTTGTGAACTTCCCAGCTAACAGAGTCTTCCTTCGCGCTTGCGCGTTGGAAATCGTTCTACATGACATCAACGCATCTGCAGATGAGCACTTGTCTCATGGCGTGCGTGCAGTCGCAGGACTCGCAGCTCTTACTTGCGCTCGTGCAGATGCAGGCTCACTTGACAATGCAGATGTTGCAGAGATCAAAGCTATCATCGTCGACTTTCTTGGCGATGAAGTCTACGCAAGTCTTCGTGATATATGGATTCGCTTCCAAGCGCATGACAATCACACAGACCCACGCAACCTCTACGAACTTGCTCGCGAGTGGGAAAAGCTTCTTGCAGACCTTGCTGTCGAGCGTGGTGAACCAGAGAAGCCAACTCCAGGAGGACCTGGGTCAGAGATTCTTGTCATTGTTGATGGCATCATCGAAGACATTAAGGAAGCTCTTGATGAAGCTGCAGGTGACGTTGCAATTGCTGTTGGTGATGAAGTCGAGAACCAGGAGCAGAAGGAAGATTGGCAGAAGGTTGTCGACATGCGTTCCCAAGCTGCAAGTCAGCAGAAGGACCACAAGAAGGTTGCGAATGATGTCTTTGGCAAGACTACTTCCGAGATGGGAGTCACTGCAGGCAGTCGTTCACGTCTTGCTGAGATTCGTGAGCCACTACCTTCTGAGCGTGCAGCAGCAGTCAAGATTGCGAATCTCTTAGAACGTGCGAAGTATCGTGAGCGCGATGAACACGAGATCTCTAGTATTCTTCCACCAGGACGTCTCCGCACTCGTTCGATTGTGCAGGAAGCTGCATATCGCGCTCAAGGTTCAATGCAGCATGCAGAACCTTGGAAGCGTACAGTTCGCAAGCACACAGATGACCCAACACTCAAGATTGGTGTGATGGTAGACATCTCAGGCTCAATGTCTTCTGCGATGAATCCCATGGCAGTTACTGCATGGGCGATGTCTGAAGCAGGTCGACGTGTTCAAGCGCAGACTGCTATGGTCTACTATGGCGAAGATGTATTCCCTACACTCAAGCCAGGTCAGCACCTTGACAAGGTTAACGTCTATACTGCGCCTGATGGAACTGAAAAGTTCGACAAAGCATTCAAGGCTCTTGATGGTGGACTTAATCTTCTACATGGCACTGGCGCTCGACTACTTGTAGTTGTGAGCGATGGTTGCTACACAGATGCAGAGCGTGACCATGCGAAAAAGTGGGTGCGTGAATGTGACAAGGCAGGTGTTGCAGTTCTGTGGCTACCGTTCGACAAGTACGAGCGCAGTGGATACGCAGACAGAATCACTTCAGGAACATCAGCAGTAGTTCTTGCAAAGGTTCAGGACCCAACAGATGCAGCAGTGACTATCGGTCAGGCAGCTGCGGAAGCTCTATCAAAGATTGGTCGCAGGAACGCGGCCTAACAACATTCCGGTGCGGGAACTCTTCCGTCAAAGCATACCTGCACCGGAGCTAACTTAATGACAAACGACAAACAAAGGACGAACATGAAAACCAAACTAGCAATCACCGGAATCATTCTTGCTCTTGCGGCAGGGCTGACTCCATCAGCGCAGGCAACGCAACCAAAGACTCTAGTCATCATTGACTCCGGATTCAACACGCAGCTCCCGTTCTTTGCGGGCAAGGTAATTGATGAGGCATGCTTTATTGAGCACGGCAAGTGTCCTAACGGGCAAGCATCAATGACTGGCCCAGGTGCAGCAGCACTAGCGGCAACGGACGGAGCTAAGGACAGGACGTTTAATCACGGCACGCAGATGGCGTCGGTAGCTAACGCGGTCAACCCTTCTGCCAGATTCGTGTTGATTCGTATCATCGGCAAGTCGGACAAAGGCTTCGCCAATACGTACACAACCAAAGCGGTGCAGCTTGCTCTTGATTGGGTTGCGGCTAACTCAGCTCGACTAAACGTCGGTGCAGTCTCTATCTCAATGGGACGGGCGTACAAAGAAGCGGCATGCCCTATTGAAACTCCACTGCAGTCTCGTATTGTAGAGCTTAAGGCAAGCAACATTGGTGTGTTCACAGCAGCGGGCAACCGTTCGAACCAAATCAAAGTTGACTATCCGGCATGTATACCAGAAGCAATTACGGTAGGAGCAACGGATACGCGCTACACGATTCGTGCAGTCACCGGTTGGGTGTATCCAATCATGCCAAACTCTAACGGTGGCGCGGACCTAGATCTCTACGCTTTAGGTCGTCACAACACGACTTTGCTTGATGGGTCAAACACCCTTGTGCTTGGAACATCAGCAGCAACGGTTGCGGTGGCGTCTAAGTGGACTCAGTCCCTCTCAGAAGGTGGAACATACGACTCCCTATGGGCAACCATCCAGTCCAAGCTGGACAAGGCTTACCGTTCGGTCACAGATGTGGTCCAAAAGCAGTACAACCTGATATAATTAACTCGTTCAAGGGTGCTAGCCACTAGTTAAACTAGGCGGAACATGCGACGCCCGAGTCCACGTCTCGCAAGAGACCTCTGGCAAGATTGGCCGAAGTATCACCGCGGCCCTTGAACACCTAAACGACGAAAGGACGACCATGCAAACAAAGGCACGTAGCTTTATACGGCGCGGTGATGATATCTTCTGCGCTACCGATGACCAGCACGACTACATCCACGAGTACGTAGAAGACTCAAAGCTTGGCGACTGGTACCAATGTCGCTATTGCGATGCGTTCCAGGTGGGTTAACCATGGCTACGGAAAGAGTGTGGTACGCGTCACCTAACGGTGACTGGTGGGTTGGCTCGGATGCGGACTACGTATTCGTACTCAAGGAATCAGACTTGCCGGAAGGCATCGAGCTTGAATCCATTGAAGGAGACAAGTTCGAGGACATCATCACGAAACACGGGACGACCGTGTACATCGAGACAGAGTAACCTGATATAATTAAACCAACGCGGCAGGGATAGACTGGTGGCCAAACAACCACCTTCTGCAGAAGGCACGAAACAATCCCAGCTCCTGCCGCGTCCTAACATTCAAACGACGGAGGACAACATGGCAGTACAGATTTCAGACGGCAACGCGTTTGCCATCATTGCGGCAGGGCAGCGCGAGCTAAAGAAGCTAGGTCGCCACGATGAGATTGCGGCCTTCACTGAAGAGATGACGGCTGGCGATTATGACCACCTCATTCAAACAATATGCCGCTGGTTCCCAGATGTGGAGCTCGTGCAGTGAACGGCGAGCTGCCGGTCCTTATGACTCTTGACTGTAAAGGTCCAGGGCGTCCGTGGAACTCTTTAACAAAGGACCAGCGTCTTAACTGGTTTCTTTTTAGAGATCAAAGTCCCGAGCTCTTCTGCGGCGAGTCTACCGTCATCATCGACACATCTACTCCTGATGACTTCTGGCCAGAGTACTGCCCGAAGTGCCGGACAGATGTTAACTGGGACATTGCAGTCGTTGAAAAGATGCAGGAGCTAGAAAAGCGGCTAAGTACCGGCTTTGCTCCTGAAAACATGATATAATTAACTTATAACGAATTACGTTATAAGTTGATTGGAGCTTAAGATGAAGATGTATGAATTCGATGTGGTTACTGAAGAGATCAGCCTAGACCAAACAGTTGAAAATCTCCTAGGAATTGATGGAGTAATTTCAGTTCAGATTTTGGAAAGCGCGAACGGCGCGAATAGCTGGCCAACAATTAAGCTTACCGCTTCACCTTCTGAAAAATTCTACCAAAGTCTCTCAGAGATTTTTCCAGATTACGAAGATGGCGAAATAAAGTAAGTCGTTGCGAGAGGCCAGGGCGCGAAAACGCTCTGGCTTTTCGTAATATTTTTATTATAAACATGATATAATTCATTTATTAACGAATACGTTAATATAACGACTGGAGACATCATGTCCGCACAAATCAAAATCATCGAAAAAACCGCTGACGCACTCGTTCTTGAAATCGACCCAATGCTTTTCAACGACCTCGACGCTGCCGAAAACAACGACGTCTATAACGTCCAAATCAACTTCACTGACACTGACTACGACTGCGAATTCGACGACTGCAACAAAAAAACCTTGCCGTCAATTTCGTTCCTCGACGACTCGCCTGTCCAGTCCATCATGACTAACTGCCTGTCACATCAGCCACAAGCTCTCCGCGACTTTATCGCAGCCCTCTAACCTGCCGCGACTGGCCCAGCTCACGCTGGGCCTTTCGTATTTATTTTATTATAAACATGATATAATAAACATATTACAAACTAACGAATTGGAGATTTTCATCATGAAATATATCGAAAAAACCCTTAACGCTTCTCTCTCGTCAAAACCTGTATTTACTTTCGAACTTGACTTTGCCGACATCTACGAAAACTACTGCGCCGACAACTGCGTCTGCGACCTCTTCCCAGCTCAAATTACCGTCTACTACTCTGACCAAACTACTATCAACGAAACCTGCGAAAACTGCCACGACTCGCTTACGCCTTTCTCAACACTCGTATATCTTAACGACGCTAACTTTTCTTGTCATCTTAACGAATTGCCTACTGAAACTCAAAACTTTATAAACGACTACGTTTCATAAACGCTCGTCGCTCGCATCGCGCGGCCTCTGCTCTGCATGCCGCGCGTTTCGCGTAGGCATTTATTAAAAACCATGATATAATTAACCTAACAACACCTACGGATTGGAGATCCAAATGACCAACATGACAAACAGCCTCTCGCTCGGTGAGAACGCAGTGCAGCAGATTATCGACGCCGCAGACCGCGACGTTAATGGTGAGCTAAAGTTCCTCGTTAAGGAAGAAATGTTCAGCCTCGCAGGCGAAGTTGAAATCGAAGACTTCCTAAAGTCTCTCGACATCGAGGCTGTAATTCATACCGCAGTCGAAGAGTTCCGCACAAAGTTCACAGAGCTTCTAAACGAGTCAATCCAAGACATAGAAGACTGAAGCAGGTAGGGGCGCCGAAAGGCGCCCTTACTTGTCATACCTATATGATATAATTAACTTACAACGACGAAAGGAAACACAATGAAGTTTACAAAAGATCTTGAAGCATCCGTAGGGACTTCCCTTCAAGGGTACACAGAGACTACTCTGCGTAAGCTCGTCGAAGTATTCGGCGAACCTGAGTACTACGGTGAAGGCGACAAGGTAACCACTGAATGGTGTCTTAAGTTTGACGACGGAACTGTCGCAACTATCTATGACTGGAAGCGTTACGAAGATGGGACGCCTGAACTCGATGAAATGTATCATTGGCATGTAGGCGGAGAGTCGCCTATCGCACTCGCTACTGTCGAGCACCAAATACGTGTACATTTTCTAGTGTAACATGTTATAATTAACCAACAAACGACGAAAGGACTACCGTGAGTAAAAGCAAAATGGTTTACGTTTCAAGTCTCTCAGTTGAGGACCTCGAAGAAATGACAGAGCGAACATTCTCTTTCGAAGAGCTGGCAAAGCTTTCCGAATTAGTGAAGGACGCTATCGACCAGGCACTTGAAGATTTCTTGAATCATAACTAATGAAAAGAATCTACAAGAAATCTTTGGTGCAGCAGCGTCAGCATCTCACACTACCTAGCGTAGTTGCTACTGCGCTCGGTCTTATTCCTGCGAAGGAAAGAGAACTACGTGCGGCTTACATCTACGCTCTTCGAGCTAAAGGCTGGACGCTTCAAGCTGTGGGAGACTCATTAGGAGTTACACGCGAGCGGGTGCGACAACTTGAAACTCAAGCTATCCCCGAGTTGGTGTACCTAGTGCAGCAAGCTCCAGGAAGCTATCCAGTTCCAGAGTTACCGACTGAAGAAGTTATAGTGTACTCCGGAGCGGAGCATACAGAACCGAAGCCAGAAACTCTTGCTCGACTAAAAGAGCTACAGCCAATCGCACAATCGATTCGGTGGGACCACACAAAAGGAAGAGCTGAAGCTGAGGAGTATACCGCTCTCCTCTGGGAAGCTCATACTCAGCAAGGTGTGAGCGTCTACCGTCTTGCAAAGCTTCTGGGTATTACCCATGGCGCGATACAGTTTAGATTTACTCGGTACGGTTACAAGGAAACTAAGACTGGACAGAGCAAAGCTTACAAAGTTATTAAAAGAGAGAATCGACCAAACAATGAGTAACCCACTGTACGAACTTGTAAATGTGTACGATGCTGATGGCAAGTGGCTTGGTCAGTTCGTGAATGAAGACGTCGCTAAGGCGTGGCTTCACAAACATGGAAAAGACGTCCTGGTTCACGAGATATCAGACCGCAGACCTGAGAGGAAAGAAAAGAAATGAGCTTGGATCCAAACAAACTTCAGATAGTCGACGCGGACTATCATCGCAACGGAGTAGCTGGGCTACCCTTCAAGGTTGCGGTAGTTGATGACGCAAACGAATCTGATATGAAGCTGGTCATCATGTTCGAGGCTGAGGGTCATACCGCAGTCCTGTCCCTGAACAAGCTCATGGAAGAGGACATCTCATTCGGTTCTAATTCCTACCGAGGCGATCTATATGAAGAGGCACTCCGGTCTGAGCTCTGGGATGATGAGTAGTTGTTAACTATTATATTAAATATATGATATAATAGTACTAACAACAACTACTAATGATTGGAACCTCTAATGTTGAATCAACAAACACCCTCAGAAATCTTTAACCAAGTATTCAAAGATGTCCCAGGAAAACCATTCTCAGAGATCTACAGCAACATAGGCTTTGCAGGAATCAATGATGAAGACCGAGTTGAGGGTGGCATCAAGGAATTTGATGGCACAATTCAGTATTGGCACCCTTCTCTACCCCAAGACACAGCAGTAGTAATAGCAATGCATGATGGTCAAGGGTTCCTCCTTCGGTACCCAGATAATACTTACCACCACCTAGATATCGGTGGCTATGAAGAGATTGATGGTATCGAGTACCTATCCCCAGAATCAGTGGATGAAGATGAAGAAAGATACCTATACTTCCTCCAAGATATCCTAAATAAAGAAAGTACTTTCTGGGCTTATGGTCTCATCACAGATGAAGAAGTCCAAAACAGAATCCTCAGCGGTGAGTTTGATGAGCTAAAGGAAACTCTCCCAGATACATACTAAGTACATAGTTGAAGGTACCCTACTCACCAGTAGGGTACCTTTAGCTAAGTTACTGGTGGGTATGGCACTATCTTCCTGATTTACCTGATATAATTAGCTTATCACCACAACCGGTGAAAACGACGGAAGGACACAAAGTGCAGACAAAATGGTGCCTAGTAAAAGTATCCGATGGAACACGCGGAGCTTTAGGAAAGAAGAAAGTTTACGAACTTTCAGTTGATGGAAATTCGTTTACCGCAGTGTGGGGAATGGCAGAGAAGCCAAGTCGCCAACGTCAGGTAAAAACGTTTTCAAGCGCACAAGGAGCACGTTGGGCAGCGATGGATAAGATCCAATCAAAGCTCGACAAAGGTTACACAATCGCTTACTCAGCTTAACGCGGAGAGGCCAGGGCAGTTCGCTGCTCTGGTCTTCTCTCTGTAAGTATGATAGTTTCGTTCTAACAAAGGAGAGTCATGGAGTCGATTGTGGAAGAAGAAGTCCAGCTCGAACAAGAAGCGAAAGAAACTTTTTCCAGCTGGGTCGAATGCGACTCGTGCCGTGTTGCTCGCGCTGTATGGAAGATTACTGGAGCTAACGGAGAGATCTACCTCTGCGGTCATCACAAGAATCGTAGCGAGGCAGCTCTTACTAAGTGGGCGATTAGCTTCGTTGAACTGGACCAAAAGCTTACCTAGCCTGATATAATTTACTCAATGACGAAAGGACGCACGATGGAATACAACATTAAAATTGATAATGCTGATTTAATAATTATCCTTGCCGCTCTTGGCAAGCAGAAAGCTACGTACGAGAACCTTGGCATGCATGAGGCAGCTCATGAAGTTTCAGACCTCCTTGTTAAGTTTCGTGCATCGAAGCCAGCTCATGCGGAGGCTCTGTAGTGGGTGAATACTGCGACTACTGCTCTCGCCAAATCGACGACTGCATGATAGCTAAAAACACTTCGCTAACAGACTACGCGGTGATGCTTGTTATGAAGGAGCAGGTTGGCTACGCCGAGTCTGTAGACAGAGTTATCCAGCAATGGCGACAACATGCATTGCCTATCTGTGATGCGCTGTCTCTCTCATGAGTGACTCGTACTACGCGGGAGATCCAGTAGCGCTGTCAACTTCAACTGAAGGAGACATGGAGCTAGAGTGCGGCAATGACCCTTGCCGCTTTGAGCAAAGCGTTACAGTAGAACAAGAGTATTCTCACGGAATCACAGAGTGGTATGCGTACTGGACTTGTTCCGCATGCGGCGAAGCTAATTCACGTGATGGATGGTTCGACCCCAATGACACTAACTAGGAAGGAAAACCAATGAGCGTAGTAGCTACATTGTTAAAGAACAAAGCTCCACAGGCAGCTTGGCTTGTAACCGTAAAGGACCTCGCCACCGGTGAGTCTCGTCATGCAGCTCACACTTCTCTTGGCGCTGCCAAGAAGACTGCGGTAGCTTTCACCAACAGCCTCCTCGACCTCAGTCGAACACGCCTGCCATGGGTAGAGGACGAAGCACAAAAGGCTGATGGAATCCAGTACTTTAGAGCAGAGGTTGACGGATAAACCTGATATAATTATCCTAACGACGAAAGGAAGTAGGATGAACATTCAGGACATTCTTGACGCCATCAACTCTGGTTCAATGGACTCAGACCTTGGCAAGATTAAGGACGCCATTGCTTTACGTACCCCAAAGGCACGTGCGGCACTAACCATCAATGACTACAACATTGGTGCGCGTGTACGTTTCAATGAGTCCACAGGAACTCGTTACATGGTTGGGCAGTACGCCACAATCTCAGGGAAGAACCGTACAAAGGTTACTGTTCGACTTGAGACACCTATGGGTAGATTCGCAAGGGTAAACCCAACAACAGGCGCGGTTGACTCTGCCAATGTGACAGTGCCAATCGCAATTATAGATCTCGTCTAAATAGACGTAGTCCGGGCGCTTAGGATACAGTTTTCCTAGGCGCTTGGACACATCTAGGGGAGAACCATGACTACGCTTGCGGCAATTCAAGGTGATGGCTGGTCAGTCATCGGCTGTGATTCACGAGCATCTGATGAGGACGGTCGCTTCATGGACCTTGCGACTCATAAAATCGTAGACAACAATGGAGTTCTCATTGCTGTGTCTGGTGCATCGCGTGGTGGAAACATTGCGCAGTTCGGTTGGAAACCTCCTACTCCAACCCGTAGCGAAGACCTTGACGTTTTTATGACAAAAAAATTCATACCGTCACTTCGCAAAGCTTTCGTTGATGCTGGGTTCGAAGGTAAAGAAGACGGTGATGCAGCTTGGCACGATTCTAACTTAATAGTTTCAGTACGCGGAGTCATCTATCCTATCTTTAATGACTACAGTTGGGACAGAGAAGCTAGGAACGTTTACTACTCAGGGAGTGGTGGCGATATAGCTCTTGGAGCTCTTGAAGCTCTTAACTTCCAAAGGGTTAAGACACCGGAGGCTGCCGAGAAAGTATTGCGGAGAGCTATTGAAGCTGCTTGCAAACATGACATCTACTCCGGTGGAGAGATTCATACGTACATACAAGAAGAGTAATGGTACTTGCGGGTAACATTACCTGATATAATAGACCTATCAAACGACGAAAGGACAAGAAAATGTCTACAGATCTATCAAAAGAAACCTACATAGTCACTACTCCTGCATGCGGAATGTGCGGTGAGCAGGGAGTTGTCGAAGTTCCAGCTATTGGATTCCTTGAGTGGAATTTCGGTAAGCTGATTCAAGAGGCTTTCCCAGACATGGACATTGCAATTCGTGAACAAATGATTTCTGGCATACATCCTAAGTGCTGGTTAGAGATGACCGGAGGGTAGTAATGACTAATGCTTCATACGCACCAGTACACGATATTGACTGGGACTTCCCCCTATGGAGTGAGATACTTCCAGGATTATTTCTTGGTGGAACAGATGATGATGACACGATTGAGGATGCAGCAAACATTCATACATCTCGTGCTATCACTAAAGATGATTTCGATACGGTAGTAACTCTTTACGCTTGGGCAAATCCAGTTGACTGGTTTGTGCAAGAACTTCGTTATGGCTTTTACGACTCAGGTCTTGAGGGCAATGCGGATTACGCTTCACTTCATGAGGCAGCTGCATTTGCACACGCCGCTTGGAAATCTGGCAAGCGAGTATTGATTCGTTGTCAAGCTGGGATTAACCGTTCTAGCTTAACGATGGGTCTTGCCCTCATGCTTGAAGGATACTCTTCTGCTGATGCGATTCAGTTGATGCGGGACAAGAGATCTAACGCAGTATTACTCAACAACGATTTTGTTGACTACCTACATATTAAGGACACAACTACAAATGAAAAATAAACTGCATGTCGCCTACGACGACATCTACTTAGACTGGAAGCTCGGTGGGCCAGATAGCTCACACCCAACTAATCCAGTCAGAGCTAAATACGCTACGGAGCTTATTGCTGAAGACAGAGACATCGTTCTTGTAAAACCAGATATTCAAGCTGGAGACAGAGAACGGGTTGAGTCTATTCACGATATGAAATATGTATCTGATGTTATTGACCGCGGTAAAGGTGGGCAATGGTACCCAGATAATAAGCACATGGGACAAGTAGCTCTTCATATGTTTGCGGGAACTGTTCGTCTCACTGAGAAGATGTTAGCTGGCGAGCTGAAGGTTGGCTTTAATCCTCAGGGAGCTAAGCACCATGCGCAATACGACCACTCATCTGGTTTCTGCGTATTCAACGATATGGCTTGGGCTGCACGTGAATTCCAGAAGAACGGTATGAAAGTTATGTACATTGACTGGGACGCGCATCACGGTGATGGCGTTGAGAATTTACTGTCAGGCTCTGCCGATTTGGTTACCTGCAGCATTCACGATTCTGTTATCTTCCCAGGCACTGGGCTAAAGGGACACTTCCCTGAGCTAGGAGTTTATAACTGGGCATTAGATCCAGCAAGCGGTGATGATGAGTTTCGTAGAGCTATGGGAGAAATCGAACAACTTGCTGATACGGTAAAGCCAGATGTTGTTTTAGTAGCTACAGGAGCTGACGCACATAAGTCAGATCCACTATCTACTTTACAATTTGACTATCCTGGATATGAAGATGCAGCTGCGACAGTCGGTCGTATTGCTTCTGCCTATTCGGAAGGTCGTGTACTCATCGGGGGAGCTGGTGGTTATCAACCGTTCGACCATACTCCAGCTATCTGGGCAAGCGTAGTCTCAAAGATTCATGACGAAGTTATGATTTTTTCATGATATAATTAGCCTACTCAGCCAGGTTATTGCATTTCCTCGGCTGAGGGTCTCGCGGATGTACTCCAATCCATCTGCTAGAGACGCCTTTCTGGGGAGAGAAGCTAGACTTAACCGTCTAGCTTCTTTCTTTTTAATGTACTATAGTACACATGGCTAAAAGTCTAATGGAACAGCTCGCGCATCTCCCTGAGGAGCAGCGTAATGAAATCCTTGCGGGTTTCGACCCAGATAATCTCCTTTGGGACTGGTCAGTGTGGGGACGCCCTGAGCAACAAGCTCCGCCAGGTGATTGGAACATCTGGGCTTACATCGCCGGTCGCGGAGCTGGTAAGACTCGTACGGCAGCAGAGTGGGTGCGTGAAGAAGCTAAGTACACAACAAATGGCCAACGCCGTTTTGCTTTGGTAGCTCGTACAGCTGCTGACGTACGTGACGTAATCGTTGAGGGTGAATCTGGAATTATTAACGTAACTCCTCCAAGCGAACGTCCATTGTACGAACCATCTAAGCGAAGACTAACTTGGCCCAACGGCAATACGGCAACATGCTTCACAGCTGATGAACCAGACTCTCTCCGTGGACCTCAGTTCACTCATGCTTGGGGAGATGAAGTTGCTGCATGGCGACAAACTCCTGACGCAGCTGGGATGACAGCCTTTGACAACTTACGCGTTGGTACTCGTCTTGGCGCGAATCCAAAAATTATGATTACGACAACTCCTAAGCGTGTGCCGCTTCTTTACCAGCTCATCGCTGAAGCTGAGAAGACTGGCAAGGTAGTTATTACAAAAGGTTCTACACTAGACAACAGCGGAAACCTTTCTCAAGCTTACATCGACGCAATCGTTGGAGTGTACGAAGGAACTCGCTTAGCTGCACAAGAGCTCTACGGTGAGATGCTTTCAGATGTTGAAGGAGCTCTCTGGACACAGGAGCTCATCGACCGCGGTCGAGAGATGCAGTTGCCAATGGGAACTCCTTTGCGATGCATTGGCGTTGACCCATCAGTAGCCGAGAATCCTAGAGACGAATGCGGCATAGTCGTTGTAGCTTCTACCGGTGAACGAGACTTATACAAACGACAGAGCTGGGTACTTGAGGACGCGTCCATTCACGGTTCACCAGAGGTCTGGGCTAACAAGGTAGTGCAAATGGCCCGCAAGTGGGGTTGCCCTGTGGTAGCCGAAGTAAACCAAGGTGGTGCGCTGGTTCGCAACGCCATTAACACAATTGACCCAACTGTAAAGGTCCTTGAGGTCCATTCCAAGTACGGCAAAGCCCTACGCGCTGAGCCAATCACGCTTGCCTACGAACAGAACCGTGTCCACCACGTTGGCTATCTAGGCGACCTCGAGTCCCAGATGTGCGCTTGGATTCCAGGCGAGGGTAAATCCCCAGACCGAGTCGACGCCCTGGTCCACGCCCTCACTGCCCTCCTTATCAAACCACCTGCGGGTTTCGTTGGTGGAACCATTAAGGCTAAGAGCCATTCGGCTAAACGTATGCCTAGCTTCCGTGGCGGGGGAACATTTAAGGTCAGGTAGTACCATTTTCCCCATTTACCTGTTATAATTAACTATAACGACCACGGAAAGGGACGAAAATGACTCAAAAAATCAACTTTGAAATTGAATGCGGCATATGCTTTGCAGAGGCGCATCACCTGCCAGCTTTGTACACAGACCCTTCTAACATGTGCGAATCGCACAGAGCGGACTGGGTGTAAAGATGACAACAGCGGTTAAGCACCCAATCGGTACATCAGTTACCTACATGTACACCTTTTACGGTATGGCTCCAGTCTTCCATGACTGCCGCTCATATGATGAAGCTTGTTCATGGGCGGTTACCTATGAAGGTTCAGTTGCTCACACTGGTGGGCTTAAGTGGTGGGGAGTTCGTCCATGAGTACTACATTTCCAGCAAGTGATAAGCAGATTACATTTATTAACGAGCTGCTTGACTCACGTGATTTGCCTACGGGTGACCCAATCATCCAGCAATTTATCGACGACCGCTTCACTGCGCTTAGCACCATTACTAAGCGTTCAGCCTCTGCGGTAATCTCTATGCTGCTTGGCTTGCCTAAGCTAGCGGAGTCTACATCTGAGCTTCAACGCGCCTTGGGTAGTATCCCAAAGTCTAAGTATGCAGTCCCCGTTGATGAGCTAGACATTGCTCCACTCCAGGACACTCCTCTTACGGGTGACCTGCTCTTCGTTGAGGTTCGTGAGTATGAGAAGGTTCTTTTCATGCGTCGCCTTACTGGCTCAGTTGGTGGGTTTAACCGAGACAAGATGCCTGCCGCTGATGTAAAGATCGTTGCTGACATCATTGCCGCACATCCTTACAAGTACGCTCGCCTTTTCGGTGAGCACTATGCTTGCTGCGGTAAGTGTGGCGCTGAGCTCACAGACCCAACCAGCCGTTCATTCTTCCTAGGACCTGAATGTCGAAAGGCATTCGGGTGCTAAGGTTTACTTTTCCTGATTATCCCAATATAATTATCTTAAATGACGAAAGGACACAAAATGAAAATCAGTAACTTCCGAGGACACAAGTACCGTCGCTACACCGTAGCTCTACGTCTCCTAGCTTTAGCTTGGATTCCGTACGCAGCTCACACATTCTTTATCTATCCAGGTGTTGCTTCGTTCCTTGCGGCTTCATTCCTTGTAGCTGGTGGAGCTATCCCATTGTGGGTAATGTCTCGCCACACGGAGTACATCGCAAAGGAAGAATTCGCAAACCTTCGCGCACTTCGCAAGAACCAGCCGAAGACTCTTCTTGGAGTCGTAGGTCCAAAGAAAGATTAAGTTTACAAGTAAAGGTAGAAGGATTATAGTCTACCCTAACGTGGAGGACAAATGACGCAAGGAACAAATCAGCGTGAGCAACAGTACGTTCGTGGGGTCTGCCCACTATGCGGTGAGACTGATGTCTTGCTTTACGCTCACAATGACATACTTGTGTGTGCTACTGACTACCGTACACTTATCCGTGGTGTCGCATGGACGCAACCTTGCGACAAGTGTGGAGCTCCTAAAGCTGTGCGGGATCCAGCTCATCGTCGTAATGAGTACTTATGTATTTCATGCCACAATGAGAACGGAGTCCTTGAGGTAAAAACAACTGTGTTCAAGCGAGCATTGGTAGCTCTTACCAACGCACTACCAAACACACAACCAAGAGTTCAATGCTATCTCCATAACTACGGCACCGACTGCGATGACAACATCAAACCTCGCGGAGCCTGGGGTGGAAAGTCATTATGTAACGTACATGGCAAAACTCCACCTAAGCCTGAAAAGGCCACTAAATCTTAAGCAGTACCATCTGCTTACAGAAGCGGGTAAGTAATTGTGCACTTACCAGCTTAACACAACTGCACATAAAATGAAGAAACGAAGAAAGGAATACCGATGTCAACAGCGACACCAGTACAAGCAGCATCACTTTATACAGCAGGTAAATCAGTAGTAGAGGTAGCTCAGGAGCTAGGTATCACATACGGTAAGGCTCGTAAGCTCATCGCGGACTCAGGGACTCCTATCCGCAACACTTCCGATAGACTTAAGGGTAAAACCCGTAAGGCTAAGTAACCCAATGGGTAACCTACTAAACTATCTACGCGAGGTAGCTTGGCTAGCTTTGTCCGCCATGAGCCTTGCGGTACTAACCGTCGTTCTGGCGCTCATCACCTCTACGAGCGGGGAAACCCTCTTGGCCTTGGGATTAGCCTCAGTAACGCTGGCACTCCTCTCTATGAAGGAGTAACATAAATTACAGTGGGACAGGCACCTACGGGTGCCTGTTTCATTTTAACTATGGTATAGTTATCACCAGGCAAACAGCCTACTACGGAGAGACGAAAGGAACGACAATGTCATCCCTTCTTATCTCCGGCCCTATGCAAGCGGTAGAGGACAGACATAAATCTGAGAAGCATAGCGGTAGCAAGAAGCTCATTAGAACATCAATGGGTTGTCCCATCCCCGACCTAAGGAGGCGAACTAGCGTTGCAAATCACAACACGTGCCATAGCAATGTCGACCGTAGCCTATATTACGGCTCTAACAATTGGTGTTGCGGGAGTAGCTGCAGTAGCTGCTAACGCAACCGAAGTGCAATTCACACCTATAACCAAAGCCAAAGCGGCAGAGGTGATAGACCCTCTGGACAAGTTCAGAGGTGCAAAGACTCTTACCAACGATGAGCTTATTGAGCTCTTGTCTGCGGTGGGATTCGAAGGCAAAGCCTTACGGACTGCCTGGGCTGTCGCCATGAAAGAATCTAATGGCCGACCAGTGGCTCACAACAATACGGTAAGTACCGGTGATAACTCATACGGTATATTCCAAGTTAACATGATTGGTAGCTTGGGTAAAGACCGTCTTGCTCTATTTAATGAGAAGTTCGGTATGCTAAAGCCTACCGAGCTATTCGACCCAGTTACTAACGTTCAAGTCGTGCACTACATGACACAAGGCGGTACGGACTGGTCTTCATGGGGCTTAGGACCCAATGCCTACGATGGCACTGCGGGTGAGCATCTCATTACCAAATGGGAAAAGCAATTCCCTAAGTCAACAACAAAAGGTTAGGATTAAAATAAGCCTATGGAAGATATTGAAAACATCGACACCCCTGCGGTAGCTGATGAGCCTGTTGCGGTTGCGGTAGAGGAAGTACCTGTTGCGGTTGTAGAAGAACCTACTCCTGTTGCAGAGCCTGAGCCTCAGCCTGAACCAACACCAGCTCCTGTTGAACAACCACAAGAGCCAATGCCTGTAGCTAACGCTGCAGTTACTGGCGATGTGGATGAAGTCCTTCTCAGCAAATGTGTATATGAGAATAAGTTCGAGCGCAAGTCTCTAACCATTCATCATATTCAACGTCGCCTTGAAGAGCTTGGCTACAAGGATGTTGTTGGAGATCGTGATGGCTGGCTAGGTGAACTCACCATGATGTCAGTCAATCAGTTCCAACAGGACAAAGGATTGGACGTCACTGACAAGTCAGTTGATGTTAACACATTCCTAGCTATCTTTGCTGGAGATCCAAACGTAAATCCAATCGTATAAATTCTTAAAGAAGGAAGACCACCTCATAGCAGGTGGTCTTCTTTTATTTTCTCACAAAATAGAAAAAATATTCGTTATAGAAAAAACGCTCGAGACACTTGACGAACTGTCGAAAACAACCAACTACCCATTCTCACGTCCAAGGTACTTAACCTTAAGGTACCGATTCTTCGAATTGTACATCATCTTATCACCGCAATTTGTACATAAACGTCTTCGAAGATGATATAGTTTCACTATGGCGCATACACCCGATCTTCCAAAGAGCGAGCAAGAGTTCCTTGCCACGCTTGTGAAGGATCAATTGTGGAGCCGCGTCCAAGATCTACACGAGGCTGGTTGGACCTTGCAGTCTATTGCTGATGCGTTTACACCCGCCAAGCGCCGAAGCACCATTCGCTCCTGGGTAGTCAAAGAAATCACCCGCCACGAGTTTATCACCGCGACCCCTACGCCTCCTGTGAAGAAGCCTCGCTACGTAAGGCAACGTCCAAAGAGCCCAGGTATTCCGCAAGATGAGCAGTTGCGTATTGCGCGGCTGTCGCCTCTTGCTCGGCGTTACCGCTCACGAACAACTGCCACGTCTGCTTCTTTCACCGCGAATAATGAACTAACTGTCATCGCAGGAGAACTTTATCTAAAGGGTGTTACAGTGTCAGAGCTTGCCCGTGCGTCGGGAGTTACCTACCGCGCGATGAAACGTCGCGTAGATAAGGCACTTCAATGAGAGTACGTCACGACCTGTTTCCCGCTAACATCACGGTTGTCCCTCCCGACATCACCGATGACTTCAAAAGTGTCCTTGTCTCTTCTTCTTCTCATTTAGTTCATACTGGCGCTCGTTATCTCGAGAAAGTACGCCTTGTTGTCCTAGAGGACGACGAATCTCAAGTTCTATTAGTCGCGGCAGATCACCACACAGGGCCACGGCTTATCTTCTCTGAAAGACTCCAAGACCTAAACTGGTCTGGGAATAAATCAGATGACTCACAGGCGATTACCCGCTCTGGAAAGATCATCGCGTTTAAGTACGTCAAAGGGTGCAATTGCGGCTCACGCCTTCGCTCCTGGAGCCCGTACCAAACGATGGACTCAGTAAAGGACCCAACAACATGACACTAACCGAAATGACCACCTTCAATCCATTTGAACACTTCCAAGTGATGTCTGTTCTTAACTTCATCATCCTCGCCCTCGCGGTGTTTAGAATCACTCGACTTATCATGCTAGACGAGATTCTTGCCCCTGTTCGCAATGTCTTCTGGGAAAAGTTTCCACCCGAGACGAGTTACCTAGGATTCCTCTTCACTTGCGAGTGGTGCGTGTCCATGTGGGTTGCGCTCCCGGTAGTTCTTTTTTATGCTGCTTTTCCAACTATGACTTTGCTCATTGGGTGTATATTTGCCTTGTCGGCAGTATCAAGCCTTATAACCGCACGATTAGACAACTAACCATGTTGTCCAAGAGTTCCGTTAACCAACGACGAGGAGTGTAGCGTGGCTGTATTTAAGCGTGATAATAATTCACGCCCAGGCGGTAACCGTGCACAGCGTAGAGCTGCGCCACGAACAACCGCGCCCCAGGCTCCTACGTCATTTAATATTGATCCAATGTCTAATCAAGCACAACCTGTTGCATACTCAACTCCGCGAGCAATGACTGCGGCAGCAACTCAAATCAAGCTTAACGATAAAGGCGAAGTTGAATACTTCAAGCAGCGCCGCGCAGGAGGGTCTACCGACTGGCAAGGCGAAGCGTGGGAGTACTACGACGCTATCGGAGAAATCAAGTATGCATTTAACTTGGTTGGATCTGTTGTTTCACGTATCCGTTTATATGCGGCTGCGGTTGACAATCCTTCAGAGTCTCCAGTAAATGTTAACAACAGCAATGTTGTTGACGAGCGTTTAGCAGCAGCTGCAGAGCGCGCGCTTGCGCGCTTAGACTCCGCGTATGGCGGACAAGCTGGTCTCCTAAAGGACGCGGCTCTTAATCTTGTTGTGTCTGGCGAATGCTACCTTGTTCAGTTTCCAGCACGCGCAGGCAGCGGAACACAAGAATCTTGGGACATTAGATCTACAGACGAATTACAGGTTGACGCACGTAATAACTATGTAGTTGTTCCACGCCGTGACTTAGCAAGTGGCGGACGCACCGGCATGAATGTTATTCAACTTCCAAAGACTGCGTTTGTTGGACGTATCTGGAGAGCTCACCCACGCTACTCCGAAGAAGCAGACTCTTCATTGCGCGGTCTCCTAGATCTTTGCGCAGAGCTACTTTTGCTCAACCGTACGTTCCGCGCGACTACTCGTTCACGCTTAAACGCAGGAGCTCTGTACTTACCAGACGGACTCAGTGTTGCTGGATCTCCTGACCCAGATTACCCATATGATGATGAGAATGATCTCAACCCAGGGCTAACTGTTGAAGAGGCAGAGGATGAGTTTGAAGATCAACTCATCGACGCTATGACAACTCCTATTCGTGATGAGGATTCAGCATCAGCAGTAGTTCCACTTATTATTCGTGGACCTGCAGAGCTTGGCGACAAAATTAAGCAGTTTAAGTTTGAGCGCTCGTTTGACCCAGCACTTGCACAACGCGCAGACCGCGTACTAGAGCGTATCCTCCAGGGACTTGACGTTCCTAAGGATATCGTTACAGGGCTTGCAAACGTTAAGTACTCTAACGCCCTTCAAATTGACGAGTCCTTGTATAAGGCACACATTGAACCATTGATGCTTTTGATTGCTGACGCTCTTACAGTTGTTTACCTACGACCAGCGCTCATCGCTTCTGGCTTCACTGAAGAAGATGTAAAGAAGATTGTTGTTTGGTATGACCCTTCACAGGTTGCTACTCGTAACGACCGCGCGGCTGATGCTGATTCAGGCTTTGACAAGATGGCGATTTCTTACGAGACATGGCGTCATGCTCACGGCTTCTCAAATCAAGACGCTCCAGATGCAAAAGAAATTGCAATCCGCATGATGATTGAAAAAGGAGCTATCTCTCCCGAGCTTACTCAGGCGATGATTGCAGCCCTTGCTCCAGAAGTAATGAAGAGTGTTCGTGATGCGCAGCAGGCAGATTCAGTAGCGCCAGTACCTCCTGAAGTACAACAGATTCTAGAGCAGCAAGGTGCACCAGCGCCAACACCAACAGAGGCACCAGCGCAGCCAGAAGCAATTCCACCTAGCGCTGCACCGGCAGATGACATTTCCAATCTTATTGACAAGGCAGTAGAAGGAGCGTAAGAATGAATCACAACATGCGTGCAGAGAAGCCAGAGCTTGTAGAAGCTCTTGCTCGTCTTCTAGGTAACAACGTTGTTTTCTACACCAAGGCGCACGGACATCACTGGAATGTTACTGGCCGCGACTTCTCACAGTTCCACGACTTCTTTAGCGACATCTACGAAGACGCCTTTGCGCAGTTTGACCCTGTTGCAGAGAACATCCGCAAGATGGGTGCGCTCACTCCTTATCGTCTTTCAGACTTTGCAAACTTGTCTAGCATGTCTGACATGGAGGTTGGCTCAGACGCGATGCTCATGTGTCAGGACTTGCTAGAGGCAAACAACATTCTTATCGAGTCAATCAACGTAGCGTTTAAGATCGCATCAGATCTTGATGAACAAGGCATTGCAGATTACCTTGCGGGCCGAGATGATGAGCACAAGAAGCTACGCTGGAAGTTAACATCGTACCTTTCTCCAACACGAGCAGATAGCTTGGGAAAATCTGACGCTGTTCAACCTATAAGTGTAGACATGACTGATGTAGTTGTGCCTGCGGTTGAGCAGCTGATGGACGACGCAAATGGTTGCGCACTCTGCGGATATGGCGAGTGCGTGTGCCCGTCAAGCGATGGTGGAGTTTGTCTTTGTAATGAAGACTGCCCATGCCACCACTGCCATGTTGTTATGGGCGGGTATGAAGCGTTTCAAGCGCAGCAGCAAGAAGCGCTTACGGCAGCAGGAATTATTGTTGCTGAAGAGCAGGACCTTGCAGCAGCTCTTCTAGAGATTGCTGAAAAGCATGGCAAGTTTAACGAGGACCGCACAGGAATCTGGGCAGGATACACTCCTGCGGCTGAAAACGAGTACAAAGAAATTGGTGTTAAGTGCATCAATTGCGTTCTATACGAAGGTCCTGGCGTTTGCAAGATTATCGCACAGCCTATTGAAGACGAAGGCAAGTGCCGCTTTGCAGTTATCCCTGACGGAGTTGTTAAGGTAGAGGACGACCAGATTACTGCAAGTGCTGTTAACTTTGACGAGCCATTTGATGAGCTGAGCGCTCACGAATACGACGCTTTAATTGCTGCTGGTAAGAGTCCTTGCTGGGACGGTTACAAGCAGGTCGGTATGAAGAAGGGCAAGAAGGGGAACATGGTTCCTAACTGTGTCCCTGTTGATGCAGCAGACGATTCAGAGTTTGCAGCTTCACGCCGCGCTCCTAAGAAAGACCGCATCTACGGCTCAAAGAAAAATAAGCCAGGATCTGCTGCAGGCTCAAAGAAAATTGTTTTCTCTGACAAGGTAGAAAACTCTCTTCGCAATAAGGTAGAAGCGCATAACGAAAAAGCAAAGCCTGGACGTAAGGCAACGCTTCCAATGCTGAAGGCAGTCTACCGCCGTGGCGCTGGAGCATTCTCGTCTAGCCACAGACCAGGTATGACTCGTGACGGTTGGGCAATGGCGCGTGTTAACGCGTTCCTTAAGCTTCTTAAGAGTGGACGCCCAGCTAATCCAAATTACAAGCAGGACAATGATTTGCTCCCTAAGGCTCACCCTAAGTCATCTCGTGGAGAAGCCGCAGTTCTACAGCACGAACTTCTACAGGTTGCCCTTAAGTCTGCAGACGAGTACGGCTCACCAGAGCACGCAATTTTTTCTATGGCTGAATATTCAGGATTAGGATACGAAGTGATCCCAGCCCTACGAGGCGCCTGGCTACGTGGCGTACGTGACGGTGATGTACCATTCTCACGAGCATATGAACTAGCAACAAAGCTGTACAGCAGTAAGGACGCAGACCTCCTGCCAAAAAAGAATAGAAAGGCAACAGGAGAATAACTATGGACTCACCTATCAACCGCATGATTGACCGCAACTTTAATCGCAAGGTAGCGCAGTCGACCAAGGCAAAGGCTAAGCGCACAAAGGCGTTGAACGACCAAGTCCTTTCTCTTGTTCATGCTGCCAATGAGACTGCTCTACCAGAGCGTCACGTCACTCCTCGCGCTGCGCTTATTGTTATGGCTCGCGCTATGAAGGAGCTCGCGTCTCTTCCAGAAGAGTCTCGCAATCACGGTGTTCTCCGTGAAGTCACAAAGTTTATTAGTTTGAACCAAAAGACTCTTCTAGCGAGCGTTAGCACAAAGCATGCAGACCTTCTTCCTAAGGGTCACCCACTTTCACCTCTCAACGCGTCATTAACAGACGAGGATCTACGTAAGAAGTACTCAGCGTGGATTGCAGCTGACCCTGCTATTGCAGATGACGCTCGCCCTCTTGTTGCTATGGCTCACTCACTTCCGCCAGAGTCTATCGAGCGTGAACACGCATTCCTGCGTCTCCGCACTTTGCAGGCGTCTGCAGTTCCTGCCTATTTTAAGATTGACGATGTAACTGCACTCGTTGCTGCGTTTAGCGCTGGCAACTCTTCTGCAGCTCGTAGAGCACGTGTAGCTCTACAGTGGCGTGACCGTTTTGGTCGATGGGTTGAAATGGGACGTGGTATTAACTTCCGATTCCGTTTGCCTGACGGCTCTATTCAAGTCGCACGCGGCAACTACGTTGGCGCTGGTAGCAACAGCATTGTAGAGCGCACAGCTACAGGAACGTCATTAACATCTGAGTTTGGCCTTATTGAAGTTTCAGGAGTTCCTGGGCTTGCGCCTGGGCTGTACCCAGTTGGTAGCAGCAATGCAGCAGTGTACCAAGCACGTATTCCAGGAATGAAAGCTCCAGAGGAACCATCATTCAAAGACCAGTTTGATCAAGACATTCCTTCAGTTTCAGATCTATCTGCTTCTCGTAAGGACTTGCCAATCGGTTGGAAGAAGCAAGGCCCTTACTATGTATCGGATGATAACTACGCAGTTATCCCTGGACCAACAGGTCGACCACAAGCGGTTACACGTCTCAGTGCAGACGGACGCCCATCAGGCACAGTTGGCAACGCGCGCGACTGGTCTGAGGTTAACGCACTGATTGAAAAAGATCAGCCAGAATTCGATAAAGAAATTGCACGCCTGGAAGAAGAAGACGGCCAGCTCCCTCTTGCAAGAATTCCTGGCGCCACTGCAGAAGATGTTATTGACGGTTCAGAACTTCTCAAGATGCAAGAGCAACGCGCGCAAGAGAACAAAGCATTTGACGAATCACGTGGCGCTCCTCGACCACTTGGTAATAAGGACCTTAACGGAAACGTAGTTCCTGAAGGTTGGACTCGTAATGCGGATGACGATACTCGGTACACTCGTGAAATGCCATTGCGCGATGGTGGAACGTACCCACTCTTAGCTCGTGCAGACGATGATGGCACTTACATTTTCGGGCACTCTAGCTCATGGATGGCAGACGAAGGTAGCGGAGGAACCCGCAGATTCGCTTCTTGGGACGAGATTGAAAAAGAAGGTATTCCAGGATTTGTTGACTATCTCAACGATACATTTACAAAAGATAACCCTATTACGCTTGCTGAAAGCGCTCCTGCAGGGAAGCCTGTAGGTACTCCTGCATCTGAGCTTCGCCCTGGCGACAAGGTTAAGCACAAGGGCGAGTGGAAGACTATTAAGTCTATCGATAAGCTCAACCTTGGAAGTAGACTTAACTTTGAAGACGGAACGTCTGACGATATTGGAATCAAGTCAGTACAAGCAATACGTAAGCCTGACGCGACTGGCGGCGCTCTTGTTGACAACAGAGACGGCACGTTTAGATACAAGGGCGTAACGTTTAAGAAGGTATTTGGCAAGTGGGTTTCTGCAAGAGCGCTAGACCCTGCAATTGGCAAGAACGACACCATCGAAGATGCAATGGCAAAAATTGACGCTCTTGACGCTGCTAAGGCAGAAAAGCCATCAGCTCCTTCAGCTCCTGCAGCTGAAAGACCACGATTCGGAGAAGGCTACGGAGAAGATACCCGTACAGGAAGAAAGTCTCCGCTTACTCCAGGAAAAACTGCTGGCGATCTAACTAAGATTGACAAGTCTACTCTAGACGCTCTTAGTAAGAGAATGCGTGAAGACAGCACAGGCGAGTACAACATGGAAGGTGTGACATTCGCGCCTGACAACAACGGAAACATTGTCATGTACCCAGACGCGTGGGAGCCTGGCGACAAGATTATTGGTCGCATTGAAGACGACGGCGGTATTGACTGGGAGTCAGACGCTCAATACGACAAGTACGCAGAAAAGGTAACAGAAGCTCTTCGCGGTATTGGTACTCCTGACGAGAACGCAGACAACCTTAAGACAGCAGACAGCATTCTTGACTTCCTTGATAAGCACATGGACGACAAGGGAACTACTGAAGCTGACGCCATGGGAATCTCTAACGTTCAAGACTTAGTCAAAAAAGCTAAGAAGTACTTAGAGGAAGGTAATACTAAAGAAGCAATCAGCTCATTCCGTGACGCGTACGATGTAATTGTAGGAAATGATTCTCCAGGAGACGGAGTCTTCCGTAACGGAACAAACTCAGCTGAAGCTGAAGAACTACTTGATAATCTTATTTCTTCTCTTAGAGGAGAATCTGACTACAGTGTAAGCTTTGAAGCTCTTCGTGATGAAGAGACTCTTATTGAAGCTGGTCTCGACCCTGACGGTGAGTACGAGGATTCAGAAATTCTTGATGCGTGGTTAAAGGCTAAAGGTCTTGACGGACGCGTCAAAGTTAAGTCACTTACAGAAGGATACGGCGGACCAGAGTCTGTTCTTGAAATTCCAGAAGAAGCTAAGGCTGACTTTGTTAAGGGATACGGTAACTTTGAGCCAGGCGTTACATTTGACGATCTTGTAGAAGACGGCATGATTAGTAAAGCACCAGGGCAAGGTGCTTCAGGCGCGCGATTTGCAGAGGGCAACAGCGGCAACGTCATCATTACTAACTCTATTAAGAAAGATCCTAATGGCGCATTTTCAGAAGTGTTTATGGGCGATTACATGGAGCCATTTAACACAGACGACCCATGGCTTGACGAAGTTGTAAAGGCCGCGAACAAACTTGGTATCCACGTTGACTTTGCACCAAGCCAGTCTGGAGCGTACCTCAGCGATGAAGGCGTATTCAGATTTACTCTATCTGGTCCCGAGCTAACGCCAGAGCAAGCTAAAGAATTTATGGGCGATGACCCAGATGACGCTGGAGTTTTTGGAGCAGCGTTTTCTGGTATTAACGACCAAGAAGGATTTGAAGACACTTCCTGGCAGAATCTTTATAACGCACTTACAGGCGGCCCAACAACTTGGGACAAAGTACAACTTGATCTAGGTGATTACGAAAACAGCCCAGAGTTTATTAAGCAGGCCAACGAGATTACAAAAGACTGGCCTACTATGAGCTACGCCACCTACATAAATGATAAAGATCCTGAATTTGTAAAACATAAGTATATGCCTTTGCCAGAAGGAAGTAAGCTTATTGCTACTGGCTTAAATGGCGAAGATGGCAGTCAACTTCTCGTTAAACTTCCAGATGGAAACTACATCCTTGCAAACGATGTATTAGACATCAGTGATGAAGACATGAAAAACAATGTTGGAATTCCAGCGTTTGAGCAGATCTTCCCTGCATCAGCAGAAGAGCCAGGCGGCGGATATGGAGAGAATAACTTGTCTTGGGAAGACATGACGCTAGAGCGTCTCACAAGCGGAGACCCTTATAGTGGATTTGACCGCCTCGATGAGTATGGATACTTTAAACGATTTGGTATCCCAAAGAACACAGGCAGCTCCGGCCCAGGCGAAGGCTCAGCGGACATCGACAAGCCATTTGTTTTTGATGAAGAAGGCTACGACCCAACAACGTTTACTTTCAGTAAAAGAGAAAGACTGGTTGCAAGCACCGCATACTCGTGGGATGTCAGTGTTGCTCTTCCTGGAGGAGAAACAAATGATTACATCTACGGAATACGTGTAGATGACGACGGCACAGTTGAGTACATTACTAGTGATGGTATGTACGGTGATGCTAGTAGTATTCGTGGAGAGATTTTCCCCGAAGAAGTAGTAGAGTACATGGAAAATTACATAAAGAGTAAATTCCCTGACGATAATCTTCCGCCTTCAGATGGCGGCTCCGGCCCAGGCGAACCACCATCAGGTCCAACTACACCTTCAGGAGATTACGGCTCAGACTTTACATCAATGGTGATTGATGGTGCTGAGTCTCAGTACTTCATGGACCGCGAGCTTGAAGAGATGCTTGATGAAGAAGATGTGCTTAAGACTGGACTTACCTTTGCAGACCTTATGTGGGATTCAGCTAATGACCGCTTTGATCTACAGGATCAATTTGATGGTAACCGTCCTATAGATCTTAACAAGAGTGAGTTTATTGAAGCTGCAGTAGCAGCTTTCAATAAGGACGTTAATTCTAATCTCGAGTCTGCTTTTGAAGAGCGTCTTGACTCAGACCCAGAATACGATACAAACTCATTTGATAGCGATAAGTTTAAGGCTACGGCAGAAAGGCAGTACAGAGACCGTCTCGAATCTTTGTTTGAGTATGACGATGAAGAAGGATCAGGCGAGCCACCAACTCCTCCATCAGGCCCAGGTAGCAACCCTGATTTTACAAATCGCTTTAAAGAAGTAAAAGAACTAGCGGAGTCTGGCAGTCCTACTCCTCAAGAGTTTTTCAACGCGCTCTTTAAAGACGCAAAGTACCGTCTGCCAACTTCAAAAGAACTTAAAGACTACGGCATGCCAGAAGACTCAAAAGTGTTCTACGTTGACGAGCAGGATACTTTTGTGCAACACTCCGATGGTACCTGGCACAACTACGACCTAGATGCCCCAGGTGAGTCAGCGGGTGATAAGGGTACATACGACTTCTTTATAGATAACTTTGTCGGCGCAACTGATGATTTGTCTATGGTCTTCTATCGAGGCGCGTTTATCGACAGAGATCTTCAACTAGCAGTAGAGAAACAACGAGATGGCGAAGGTCCAGGCGAGCCACCAACTCCACCTTCAGGCGGTGGCGACAATACGCCAGGCGGCGGTTTTACTGACTATGTTATTGATCTTGCAGAAGACGATGCAGACCTTGATAAAGATTTAGAAGAAAAATTTGATGGCGATGCAGAAGAAGCTGGCATTGAACTTATGGACCAGATCTATGAAGATGCTTCAAGACGCTATGAGCTGTCGCAAGACATTGCAGACAACAAGCCAGCAGGCATGTCTGATGATGAGTTTGTGCGTGATGCTGTTGCTAAGATGCGCGAGCAACTTAAAGCCATTGTTGATTCAGCTATTGAAGGGTATCAAAGGAGGTACCCAGAACTCCGCGACGTGGAAGACGGCGAGGTTGTGATTCAGAGGTCTGGCGTAGTTGATTTTGACAAGAAGGCGTTTATCGACGCAGGCGCAAAGCGTTTTGAAGAGCTCCTTCGTGAAGAGCTAGATAACATGGGTGATGATGACGAAGGCCCAGACGAACCACCTTCTCCAGGTGGGGGTACACCCCCAAAAGTACCAAGCCCTAGCACACCAGGATCTCCTGCTTTATTCGGAGACTTCGATAAGCCTGCTGGGGCATTCCAACTTCGCACTACAGAGTACGAGCCGGAAGGTCGCATTGATGAAGAGTCAGCAGACTTTACTGATGACCCTCGTCGTCTTGCAACAAAGTTTACACTTGACGAACTTGTAACTGCGCTTACAGAAGCGCTTATTGGTCGCCCTAGTGATGACGCCATGCAAGACATCCTAGATGCAAACGTAGGAGACGATGATGATCTCCCAGATCTTGATGACTTAGAAAGCGTAGCTAATTCACCAGCTCGTAGAGCTGGAGAAGTTAGTGGTACAGGAACTGGCGCTCTTGAGTTTAGTGCAGGTGAAGAGTACGTACAAGCCGAGGCGCTGTATAACGCAGTGTACGAAGCTGGTGGAGACCCTAACCGCGTTATCGCTAACGCGTATGACGCAGCTAACGGTAATCGTAACAATGCACGTAAACTACTCGATGCGCAAGGCGGCGTGTCATCTCCTGAAGACGCTCAGCTCATTGAAGATATGACTGACGAGATTCGTCAGATCAAGGACGCAACTCCTGACGACGATATCTCTGTAGCTCAAAAGAGAAGCAAGCCAGAAAAGAAGACTACAGGCTCTCTCATCGAGAACGCGCCTGTTGATTACGATAACCCAGACTTCTTTGACATGGATACATACGCGTATATCCCATCTGTTCCAGATATTGATGAAAGTGGCTACACTGATAATCCTGAGATTATCTCTACAGATTACGAGACAGCTGATCTTATCGAACAGATGATTGAGGCAATTACTGACGGATCTGGTGTGGTTCTTCTAGACTTTGGCGGAGACGCAGGAGCAGCTGAAGTACCTGTTGAAGCTGTCCGTGATGCACTGCAGCTTCTAAACGTCAACACAAATGAAATTCTATTTAATCTTCGCGATGAGTCTAACGACATGGAAGACAACGAGAAGCCAGAAGCTCCTACCCTTGCACGTGAAGATATCCGCTGGGACGCTGAAAAGAATCTTTACACAGACGTTAATGGAAAAGTTCTTGATGGCGATACTGTAGACGCTGCAGGGCTCGATTCATCTCTTGTTGACGCGCCAGCTCCAGATATTAAAGTTCTCCCCTCTACAACAGAGCAAGACCAAGCACAAGCACCAGCGACTCCAGAAGCGCCGCAAGGTTCAGTCGAGTTCGCCCCGTTCTCAGACGCATTAGCAAATCTTGATGAAGAAGATCCTTCAACTTCACCAGAGACTGTTCTTATGCTTGATGATGCTGCTAACGCGATAGTTGATATGTTTAGCAACGGAATGCCGTCAGATGCTAGTTTTGTTGCGTATAACGCTAACAACGGAATAATACTTTTTAAGACTGGCGCAACAGATCTTGAGCAAGAAAGAACAATTTCAATGCACCCTAACGGTGCTGCTCTCGGTCTTGAGTCTAACACAGATTGGTTCTTAAGTCCTCAAGGAGAGACCTACGGCTGGAGAAAAGTCCCTGACGACGCAGTGCAAGCAATTCGCCAGGAGAACGCACGTCGTTACCCAGGATTCTCTGTAGCTGAAAAAATAGCTGCTACAGAGCCAGCCCCTGCTCCTGCTTTCATGTATCCTGGCCCTCGTGAAGCTGGATACTCAGTAAACAACACAACGCTAGCGTCTGACGGATCAGTTGTTGGCGCTGGTTCTATTGTTATTGCCAATCGTGATAGCAAGCGCGGAACAGTTGTAAGTATCCAGAATGACCCAGAGTACGCACGTATTCGTTTTGACGACGGCAAGATTGCTGTTCGCTCAGCTAATCAAATCAAGGCAGTGTCAAATCCTGACGGTTCTCTTGCGCTAGCTCCTTCTGGCTCACTTGCTCCGTCTCCGGCAGTCCCTTCTACTGACGTAGAAGCTCGTCTAGAAGCTCCAATCCTAAAAGCGCCTAACATTGCTCGCTCTGGCGCCTCATGGGGCATCAACGATACTAGTGAAATTCCTGAAGCAATTCAGCCTCTTGTGCAGCAAGGCGTTCAGCAGTCTGACTTCTCCGCATGGGGAAGCCGAGATGCCGAGATTGCTAAGGCTGCTACCACTAGAGCATCACTTATTTCTCTCGTAGATGCTGCAGGTCAGATCATCGTTGCACGTGAAAACGGAGATATGCAAGGATCCGTTGACGCGACAAAGCAGACACGTGCGCTTATTGAAGACATTTATGGAGCGCGCTCTGGCGTTTCATTTGGAGTTGATGGATATCGTATTAGCCCTGAAACTGCTAGCTCGTACACAAGAAATACCATTGAGGAGATACAGTCTGGTAATGCAGAGTTTAGATTTGCTATCAATTTTGAAGTTCAAAATAAAAATGGCGGAAGAGTCGGAGAAGGCACTCGCACTGTCTACGTAACAGTCAAGACTGGCGAAGCTGGCAATAAGACGTACCAAACAAGTGTAAAGAATGAAATACTTAAAATAAGAGACGAGTATCAGAAAAAAGGATTTGCAAGCGCGTATAACCGCTACATGGAGAACTGGTACATTGCTAATGGCATTGACAAGGTAAAGGTTTACGCAGCTGGCGGTGGATCATGGGACGGCGCGTTTGTCTGGGCGCTTAACGGTTTTGACTGGGATGCTTCAAGCGGTTATGGCGATCCGCAAGAGATGGTGGGGGCTCTCAGGAGACGAGCAAGAAGCGATGAAGAGAAAGCTATTGCTGCAAAGCTAGCTAGTAAGGTAGACGCAGCTGACGGAGATTTCTCTAAGATGCCGACTCCTCTTGAAGTTGCTTTAGTTGGTTGGTACCCAGGGGCAGAAAGCTGGCTAGGAAAAGAAGTTCTTATACAGAGATCATGGCACGGTGTTAAGCACTTAAAGCCTGATGCTAGAGAGCAGAAGCAAGCTGCTAACTACAATCAGATTAAGAATGCTGAGCGTCGTATACGTTCTGGGCAAAACAAAGCTAACATGAGTGGTTATGCTCTTACACAGATCATGGATAACGATTTCCAAGATAAGAACCCAGGACTAAGCCCTCATATAGAAGCTGTTCGTGATGCACTAAGAAACAATCGTCCACTTGGATTCTTGTCTCCTGCAGCTAAGGCAGCTCTAAACACGTATGTATCAGATCAATTACGCGACAAGAGCAGCTTAGTGCCTATGGACGATTTGTTCCGTCTACGCAACGCGCTAGACGCAGAGTACCGAGCTGACTACGACTTTGCAGATCCTTTCGGTGGAGTAGGAGACGCACTAGCTGACTTCTCACTTGACGATTACCTTAACAACTCAGATGCGCTTAAGGCAGTTGGCTTTGAGTCTCTTGCACTATCTGAAGGACAGAACAACATATTTAGAGTTACTCATAAGGCTAGCGGTCAAGTTTTCTTTGTTAAAGAAGAACATCTTTCTCGTGACTGGGACGGAGAAAGAGGGCTAACACGCGAGGTAGAAGCTAGCACGCTAATGAACGCTCTTGGAATGCATGGAATTTCAGACGTTCGCGCTTCTCGTGCGAATGAAGACATTTTCATTATGTCTCAATCTGGGGCTACCTTGCCACTTACCTCCGAACCTGTCAATGCTGAAGAGATGTTCTATAACGGCATCACCGAGCCAGTAAACGGCATTAACATGCGAGCTGTTAATGGCACATTTGTAGATGCTCTAAGTAACCCAGAAGACATTCTTAGCATGTCAATTATAGATATGCTTGGAGACTCTGCAGACCGTCATGACGCTAACTGGATGGTAGCATTTGACAGCACCACTAACCGATTAAGAATGTTCCCAATTGATCACGGTCTTAATCAAATTGAGACTGACTCTGACGTAATAACTCCGTTCTTAGCGCAGAACTGGCCATCAGCAGGAGGTGTCTATCAAGTAGCGATTCCTAGACTTATTGATCTTGCAGGAGAAGCACGTACTAAGGAAATGTTCTTAAATCAGGTTGATAAGCTTATCACTAATCTTGATAATCCTTTGTTTCAACCTAAGGGTCAAGAGCTTGCTGCTCTCATCGAGAAGTGGGGCAGCTACGATGCGTTTAAGGATGCGATGAAAGAACGTCTTACACGAATTGTAACACCAGGCACAGATGAGAATGACGCGCTTGGAAAATCAATGAAAAGAAACTACTGGAGGTAAGACGAAATGATAAAAGTAATCCGCGCGTACGAAATTGGCTCAGACGTCCATGTTTTTTCTATTGTTGCGTCTGATAAAGGGTTTAAGTACGTATTTGACAATGACCGCAAAATTTTTAACGCTAAGAAGCGTGAAAAAATGCTTATGGAGAAGACTAAGAACGCTAAGTCTGAGTACGGCGTTGACGAGTATCTGTCATCTGCCACTGTTGGCTTAACCATGTCTTACCGTTTTGGACCAGTAAGAGAAGAATCGTCAGAAAAGATTGCGCTTAAAGAAGAGCAGCTCTCTGTTATGAAGTCTCTTAATGAGCTAGACAAGAGTCCAATAAATCAGGATCTCGTTAACAAGCAGGAAGATCTTAATCAAGTTCTTAATGACTACCCAGACCTTTATGACCAACTTGAAGGCACAGAAGAAAACCCTAACATGAAGATCACTGCTGACGGTATGTTTGAGTTAGTGATGGCAGCTCTGGGCGGTATTGACCCAGAGGGACCTAACGCGTGGATCCTCGATATGCACGATGGCAAAGAAATGCCAGAGGGATTTGTAAGAGAGATTGTTTTTGGTTCTCCTGAGCCAATGACTGCTGCGGCTGATGCCTCATGCCCACCAGCTACTCAAGACATTTTACTTAATATTAAAAACCGCCAGAACGCGATTGACAACGTTGGCTACGGCCCGTTAAATCCAGCAGAGCCTAACGATGAGTTCTGGCAAGGCAAGTCAGACCGTTGGAAGGTCACTAAGGACGATGCTAAGAAGAGCTTGTGTGGTAACTGCGCGGCGTTTATTCAAACCTCTAAGATGCAAGGCTGCATTGCTCAAGGGCTGCAGCAAGGTGATGAAAATGCTGCAGATTCCTATGACGTGGTTGCCGCGGGCGATTTAGGATATTGCGAGGCGTTAGACTTTAAGTGTGCAGCTTCGCGTACATGTGACGCGTGGATTGCAGGCGGACCAGTCACTGACAAGACAGGAAAAGACTCAGTATGAAACATGTAGGACAGAGTGGCTCACGCGCTTTATTCAGTGATGATGTAAACGCAGTCATCATTGACCTAGATGAAAACCTTGTAGTCGAGACTGGAACTTTTTCTTCACTGACAGCTTCTGCAAAATGGAAGCCAGCGTCTCGTCGTAATGTATCTTCTGCGTTAGAACTAGCCCAGGCAACACTAACGTCTTTAGATGTAAGTATCGTTGCAGCAGGCAGTAGACTCTACACTATACCTAAAGCAGCGCAGGCTGAGGCAAAAAGAGGCCTTGAATGGCGTAAAGAACACAATCGTGGTGGAACTCCCGTAGGAGTCAACAGTGCACGCACCCTTGCGAAAGGCGGACAGATTGGTATCGAGAAAGTTCGTCATATTGCGAAATATTTTCCTCGTCATGAGATTGATAAGAAGGCGAAAGGCTATGAGCGAGGCGAGGACGGTTTCCCGTCTCGCGGGCGTATCGCGTGGGCTCTCTGGGGTGGCGACTCCGCGTGGCGTTGGGCGCGAGCAATCGTCGAGCGCGAGAACAAAAAAGCTTTAAGAGCTGACGGCTACGCTGATATGGGCTACGTAGCAGATCCTTTTGACTTCGTAGCTGAAAGTAATTACGATGCAGATCTTGACGCATTTTCCTCTAAAAATGGAGCAGTTGAATTTCTTGCCCGTTTGCGTATGGATGGATCAGGTATTGACCGCCTATACAAAATTGATGAAGATTTACTTATTTCAGTGTGGGACTCTGGGCACTGGCACATGCTGGACGGAGTCAACCCTGACCTAGCAAGTTACGACTTAGCACTAGACGACGAGGATGATTCAACAGAGAAGGCTCATATTGAAATTGACCCTGAGTCTGCGTTGTTCCTTTCAGCTTCATTCCAAGAAGACGCGTATCGCTCAGTATCTTTATTTGACATTGACTACGACGAAGCTTCAATGATTCTTGCAGCTGCAGGTGAGCTTGACTTAAAATTTATAGATTCACTAGTTGCAGTTGGCACAGCTCCTACCACAGACGGCGATGGCCAATACACACCTGAAGAACGCTCTCAGAACGTTGCAAAGCAAGTCCGTGATAAGACAGGCAAGTTTTCTAAGCAAGGCTCTCGTGTAATGATTGGCGGAGACTCTTCAAAGGGTGTTGGTAATATCGTTGCGATTAACCCAGCTAAGCAGACAGTTAGCGTTAAGCTAGAGGGAAGCGGAAACACTGTAGAAGTTCCAGCTACTACAACTGAGCCTGCGCCAAACAAGCCTTCGTACTCTGCAGGCAAAGGGCAAACCCCTGAGCAGCAGCCACTTGACACTTCAGGAATTCTTGCTGAGCCACGCACGCCTATCGACCGTCCATACGCCCAGCTGCCTGGAACTCTTCCTCGCATGAACGCGAGCGACATTGCCAAGGTGCAGAACGACTTTCCAGGATTTGTTAAAGACCAGCGTGATGCTTTTAAAGCAGGCAAGCCTGTTATTAAGCCTGGCAGCAAGCTTATCACTGGACCAGACCAAACACAAAAGTACGAGAAGCCAGATTTCATTAAAGAGCTTGAAGAGCTTACTGGCGCAAAGATGATTACTGACCCGTACAAGCACCCCTTACTAAAAGACTTTCTTAACAAGAAGGTTAAGGGATCTGACGGTAAGTATTACTACCCAAACAAAATTCACTATCAGCCTGCAGTCCCTAAGGTAGCTTCTGCTGCTAAGGCTGGCGAGTCTAAAGAGATGACTCCTGAGACTTCAGACGTTCAACCAGTATTTTTTGCTGTTGTTTCAGAAGATGACCCAGGCGCAGTTCTTGAGCTTGTCTCATTAGTGCCTGCAAGCTCAACCAGCACAGACCCTATGACGTACACACGCAAAGATAAGAAGTGGGTACGCAACGAGGCAATTCTTGTTGACATGAACTCACCTACACCTCCACCTGTTGTGCCTCTTGACGCAGGTGCGTTGAAGTCTGTTGTTCAGCAGGTAGATGGCGCTGTGCCAGTCGCAGCTAGCATTACTCCAGACAAAGAATTCATTACAGTTCTATGGGGTGCAGGCGGAAACGTCATGCTTCTTACTGCAGCAGGCGGACCTGACCGTAATCGCGGTAACGCTGAGAACCTTCGTCGCTACTGGACAGTAGGCAAGGGCGGTCTTGTAAAGATCCGTTGGAATACTCCAGGAGACTGGACACGTTGCTACCGTAACCTAAAGAAGTACATGGGACCACGCGCTAAGGGTTACTGCTCACTACGCCACAAGGAAATGACTGGCATGTGGCCTGGCGATAAGAATAACCCTGGCATGAAGAAAGGAGTATTCGCTATGGACGAAATCCTTTCAAGCGAACAAGTAATCAACGCTGCAGCTCTCTCGGCACGAGCTAAAGACGCGCATAACCGCGTGCTTAAGGCTGGCGGAGAAATCGCGTACGAGGATGGCGGTAAGTTCAGCATTCCTCTTGTTATCCCAGAAGACTTAGAGTCTGGCGACGGTCGTAAATTCAAGAAGGGCGCGATTGAAATTCGTGAACTTCCACTCCCGCTTATGTGGCAGATCAAATCTGCTGAAGGTCACAACGGCTCAGTTGTTGTTGGACGTATTGACGTTATGGAACGTGTTGAAAATGGTATTGGAAATGCTACAGGAGTGTTTGACCAAGGTGAATATGGTCAAGAGGCTGAGCGTCTAGTGCGCAATGGATTTATCCGTGGAGTATCCGCGGATTTAGACCAGTTCGAGGCAAATGAAGAAAGAGCTGATCTATCGGAAGAAGAAGACAGTGGTAAGATTGGAACAGACAAGCTCGTGATTACTCACGCACGAGTCATGGCTGTCACTCTCGTGCCAAAACCGGCATTTCAAGAGTGCCAAATCTACCTCGTTGAAGACGAGAAACAGGAGGATATAGTGATTCCCGACGGAGTTTACGTCGACGAAATGGATCCAGTAGAAGCTTCCGCGCTTGTTGCGTGTGGAGTAGTTGCTGGCGCTATTCCAGTCGCCCCGCCGCGTGAATGGTTCAATAATCCAAAACTTCAGAAGGCAACGCCTCTTACTGTAGATGATGAAGGCCGTGTATTCGGTCACATTGCAGCATGGCATGTTGACCATATTGGAATGAGCTTTGGAACTAAGCCACCGCGTAGCCGTAGTAAGTACGCATATTTCCACACAGGAGTTGTTCGTGCCGAGGATGGAACTGATGTTCCTGTTGGTCAGCTAACACTTGCTGGTGGCCATGCTTCGTTAGAAGCATCAGCCGCAGAAGCTGTACGTCATTACGACGACACAGCATCAGCCATCGCAGACGTTCATGCAGGAGAAGATGCCTATGGCATCTGGGTTGCTGGAGCACTACGCCCAGGCACAACCCCCGAGCAAGTTCGCGCCCTTCGCGCGTCAGCACCATCTGGTGACTGGCGCCCAATTAAGGGTCAGCTTGAACTTGTTGCGGTTTGCCAGGTAAACGTGCCAGGGTTCCCTATTGCCCGAGCACGCGTTGCTTCAGGAGCCGTTATGGCGCTTGTTGCCGCTGGTGCAAATGTACTTGCACGCATGAAATCAGATCCTGTCGCAGAACTGTCTGCTCGTGTACACAAACTTGAGCAGTTAGAAAATGCAGAGCTTTCAGCCAAGGCTGATGACGCTCGTGCAAAATTCGCGCCATTTCGTGAGGCAAAGGCCGCTGAACTTTCAGCTCAGGCTGACGCCCTATACGAGCGCATTCACGGCGAACCACGCTACGACGACTCATTTGGATACATCTCCCGCGAGAAGCGTCAGATGCTAGCCAAGGAAGGCAAGGCACTCCCGGACGGTTCATACCCAATCACAAACGTAGATTCTCTTAAGGACTCTATCCAGGCGTATGGCCGTTCTAAGCCAGGCAAGCGAGCTGCAGTTCGTCGCCACATCATGAAGCGCGCACGCGCTCTTGATAAATCAGACCTAATCCCAGAAAAATGGAAAAAGGCATCTGCGTCACTTATTGAAGAAGATCTTAACGATCTTCGTTCACGTTTAGCCTCATTTGCACCTATCATGCCTGAGGATACCAATGAAGTGGGAAAAGCACCAGCGGTTGAGGTCAAAGCGCAGGGTAAGTATAACCCTGACACTCAACCGCGAGATGCAAAAGGCAAATTTCGCCAAGTTTTAGCGCGTATCAAGCAAAATCTTGGTGACGCTGGAAGCGAAGAAGCTATCAAGAAAATAGAGGAGGCAGAGAACCTTGACGATGCAGGAAACTATATGGAAGCTGCTCGCTCAGCCGGAGATCTTATCTCGATTATTGATAGACTCGATGAGGGCGCTCTTAACAAAGAGTCGCTAGAAAATGTTCGCTCCTCGGCAGGAGAACTTGGACGGGTTATTGCTAACCTTCCACTGCCTTTCGGTAGCGATACGGAGAAGGTTCGCTACAGCGATCTGCCTCCGGCACTTAAAGAGCTCATGAAAGACATGATTTCTCGAGTGGAAGACAAGATCGGACAGAAGGATGCTGACGAGGCGACACAAGATCTCAAGTCGTTTATGTCAGGTGGAGACTATTACTCACAGTCTGAGATTTCATCTCAGATGAGTAAACTTCTCCGACTCCTAACTTAAGAACTAATATATTATTCAATTCGGGTGGAGTGCCTCCACGCATACAATGTGCGTCAAGAGTCCCTCGGCCTTGGACTGATAAGCGAGATGAACTAACTAATCTTGTTCATCATGACTGGCCCGGAGGAGGGACAGAGTGGACCAAATCAAACAACAGCTTGATGCGTTGTCTGAGCTTAGCGACGAGCAAGTCGTTGAACTTCAAGCAACAATCGTAAGCGAATTCGAGACGGTTGAAAAAGAAGATCCTACTCCGCAGACAGTAGATGCAATGACATCTCTAGCTGACATGCTTGACACCGTTCGTGGTGAAGTAACTCGTCGTGAGGCCCAAGCTCAAGAGCTTGCAACTCGCGCCACAGAAGCTGCTATGCGCGTTAAAGGTACAGAAGAAGAGATGCCTGTAGAAGGCGAAACAGAAACCCCAGCTATGGAAGACGAAGCTGAAAAGCCTAAGTCTGAACCAGCTGAAGAAAAGGAAGAAGATAAGCCTATGACAGAAGCATCAACTGCTGTGGATACAGCATCAGAACTTTCAACAGAAACATCAGAAGCTCCAGTAGCTGAGGCAGTTGCAGAAGCAACTCCTGCTGCAGAGCTTTCAACAGAAGAGGCTCCTGCTGCTGAAGCACCAGAAGCACCAGAAGCACCAGCAGAAGCACCAGTTGTTGAGGCAGTCGCCGCATCAGCTGAAGAAGTAACAACAACAGAATCAACAACCGAAGCACCTATCGTGCAGGAAGATCAGGAGGCACCAGTGACCGCCGCCGTAAATGAACCGGATGCAGTAATTGAAGCACCGGCAGATCGCCGTCCAGTAGCGCAGGCTTCAGCAGCTCCAGTGGCAATCACTGCGGGCGCTGATATCCCTGGCTATACAGCTGGCAGCGAAATGTCAGACATGAAAGTCGTTGCAGAAGCAATGTCAAAGCGTTTGCACGGCCTACGCCGCGTAAACGGTGGAGATGGCGAACAGCACATTGTCGCGTCTATCACAACATCTTATGATGAGGCACGTACTCTTACACAAGATGCAGAATCAAACTGGAACAAGATCCAGGCAGTTGCATCACCTGAGGCGATTGTTGCTTCTGGTGGACATTCAACACCGTTCGCTGTTAAGTACGATATCTTTGGTATCGGCACAACAGTACGTCCAGTGCGTGATTGCTTGCCTCGTTTTCAGGCAGACCGCGGTGGTATCCGTTTCATCACACCACCTGTTCTATCTGACTACGACAACGCAGTTGGTGTTTGGACAAACGTTGTTGACACAAGCCCAGGAACTGACGTAAAGGCTTCACTTACAGTCACAGCAGCAACAGAAAACACAGTTGCTACAGACGCTGTAACATTGCAGCTCCAGTTTGGTAACCTCATGACACGCGCTTATCCTGAATTGATCGCTCGCCACAACGAGCTTGGTCTTATTCAGCACGCTCGTGAAGCTGAGAACCAGATTCTTACACGTTTAACTGCTCTTTCAACAGCAGTTACATCAACATCAATCATTGGTGTTGGCCGTGACTTCCTAGTGCAGATCGGCCGCGCATCAGCTGCGTACCGTTCACGTCATCGCCTACCAGCTGACTTCCCACTTCGCGTAA